AGTAATAAAGCATATACACCCATAAATATTAAGGTATATCTTGCCATTCTAAGCTGTGCTAAATTTTTTCTAAGTTTTGTTTCAGTTTCTTTTATTTCTTTGACATGGCTTAATTCTTCATCTGAAACTACACCATCACCATCGGTGTCATAATCTGAAAAAACACTATCTTTTTGAAATTTTTTTTGTTTAGCCAAAGTAAAAACCCCCTAAAAAACTAAAAGACCATATACCTAATGTTAAATATATAAAATTTATCATCAGTTTTTCATTTTATACAAATATGCCAAAAATACAATAAAACCAATAATTGTGCATACTAATAAAAATATCGCACAATAATTTATAATTTTATCTCTTTGCTCAATACGCTTATGCTCAAACTCTTGTTTGTTTCGTCTAATCGTTGCTTCTTCTTTAATGAAGTCTTGCCAACCTGCTTCTCCATATGACATCATTATCATATTTCTTAATTCTTGCCTTTGCTTTTGCAGTTTTTTCTTAGCCATAAAACTATCAATGGCAACTTGTTCAACATTCCCTTTATTAAATATAGATTGAATTAATGTTGGATTTTTAGCCCTTTTTTCAAAGTTCTCAATATCACTTGTGTTACTCATAAATGTCGATACTTGACTTGACATTTCAGAAATATCTTTTCCTAAAGCAACACCTTGTTTAAGGTAATTAAAGGCTTTAGAAGCCCCAGTTAGTAATAATCCTATGGTTGCAGGGTCTATAACTCACTCCCTTTATATCTCGTCTGGAAAATCATATATTGGTGCATTTCCAGTTGGCACATTGTCTTTATCTACTGGTATATCAAATAGTTTCATAAAATCTGCTAGTGTTTTACAATCGGTGATTTTTTTTTCAATAGCATCACATGCTGTTCTAACTGCATCTCTATAAGTTGCAACATTGCTATCTATAGCTTTGTCTTTTTCAGCTTTTCTGACTATTTGCCAATCCCATTTAGATAAAAGATTATTTGTTGTTTGTTTAGTTTGCCTTATCCATATTGTTTTTAATCCCTCATTGATAAGTTTAGTTTTGCCATCTTCTTGATACAGTTGTTTACCATCTGCATCTTTAGCATCTTCGTCATCAAGTTTTCGTTCAATACCTTTTGCCCAATAAAAACGATTGTCAAAACTTGTATCTTCTTCTTCTTCCCAAACTAACTTAAAATTCTTTTTGTCTGCATCACTCCAAGCACTTGCCCAATTATAAGGGTGTTTATAAGTGCCATCTGACCAAGACTTTCCTTCTTTGATTACTATTCCATTATGTTTCCAAGGCATAATTTTCTCCTATCTTGCATTACTAAATTTAAATGGCTGTTCTGCAAAAGCCATATAGATGTAACTGGTTGAAGCATTTGGGTGGCTTCCTCCAGAAACTTTAAGTTTAAACCCATTGCTAACAAAATCCATACGAACTGTGCCAGTATCTTCAGCATTAGATGCTGATGGATACAAATTTGCATCTACACCATTAAAAGGATTTCGTACAGCATCATTTATTCGCCAACCAGAACTTACAGAAGTTGTTTTTGTCAAAACCCACGCAGGTCTAAAGCCAGTAAAAACAAATGTGCCATCTGTTGAGCCATTTCCTGTATAAGTTCCAAACTTAGAGTAGCCCTCAACTTCAGCAAAGGCATAACAAACATAATTGTAACTTGCATCATTTATTGCATCATTTGTATAGATACCATAAGTCGTAGTATTTATTTGATCACCTCTATAAAATGATGTTGTAGATGTTCCTCCAGTTGTTGTAAGATGTAGATAAGCAAAATTTGTACTTGCATTAAAAGCATTACTTCTCTCATGATGCCACAATAACCAAGCACTATATTCATGACTCCATGACCTATTTTTTGTTAACAATAATGCAGGTGTTTTACCAAGTCCATGACCAATAGTCCCTGCAACACCAGTACCAGTATAAGTTATAATACTAAATCCTGCAGTTTCGTTGGTTTGTGATACACTTAAAATTGAGCCATCAAAGTTTGTTGAGCCATGTGTTGTATTAGTGTTTACTTGACCACCCATGCCACTATGGTTCTGACAATAATAATACAAAGTTGGGGCTGAACTAGCCACAGTAATAGTAGTTTTATATGCACTATCGTCTTTTACAACTCCCGTTGTATATTCTGAACCACCACCATGAGTTCCATCAGATGTAGTTGAAAACCTTATTGGGTGTCCTTGTGCTGTACTATCTGACCAATCAAAAACATATGTGCCACCCTCTTGTAAATCTAATGTAACTGCACTTTGAGCAAAAGTTGTACTATCTGCTGAGTTTCTAAATCTATATTTATTTCCACTATCACTAACAACTACAACTTTATAGGTCTTTGTAGGTGCTGTGCCACCTGCTTTCCAGTTCCAAGATGCATAATTATTATTAAGTTTATTTGAATTGTTATCTGCTCCAGAAGTAAAGCCATCTGTTCCAAAAGCACTTAAACCTGTTGACCTTGTTTGTTCAGCATTAGTGCTATTTGAAGCAAGAGCTTCTGTTACACCTCTAGTTGAATCATACAAATTATGCCAATTAGTATCACCTCTATTTTTAACCCAAACCCAATCTGGTTGGAATCCAACACCAGTTATAGATTGTGTACTGCCATTACCAGTATAAAGAACTGTATTAAAATAATCATCTGCTTGTTCAGATTGATTTGGACTTAGTGTAGTGTCTGGTAGGTTAGATGAGCATAATGCGAGAAAGCCACTTGGAGGTGCATAGTAAAAATCGCCTTTTCCATTACCATCTGTGTTCCCTTGTGCAGTTTTATTACCTGCAAAACTTGAGTCTTGTCCAAAATTTGCAATATAATCTTCATTATCATATAAAGAAACACTTGGTGAAAGTGGCGAAGTAAGACCAGTAGTTGCAGGATTTGTTGAACTTGCAGGATTACCAGAATTATAATATGTACCATTTTCTGAAAAATAAATTTTCCCATTGTCCATATCTAGTGCAACACCTATTATATCGCCATCAGATACAGAATTACCATAAGAACTTTCGCTTGCATTTTTTCTAATATCTCCATCAGAAGTTACTAACATAGCACTTAAATTAGTTTCAGCACCTCTACTGACTATTGCTTCATCTAATGTTGATGCTCCAATATAACCATTTCCACCATCTTTTGATAATATTTCCCAATACCATTTTCCACTTGAAACAAAAAATGTTGACCTTTGCAATTTAAATCCACTACTTACTGTTGCTAATAAATTACCTTCAGATAATGTTACACTAGATGGTTCAAGTGAATTAAATGTAGAAAAATTATTTGTTGGACTATCTAGCACAATATCATAATCATTTATATTATTAACTGTTCCAAAATCATTACTTCCTGCACTATCTTCTCCAATAGAACTTGAATTTGCAAATGTTAATCTAAAACCAGTAGTGCCATAACTTCCAGAATATGGTTTTGGTATCCATACACCATTTTTTTGCTCGCCAAATTCATCTAAAATATAATCTGAACCAACTTGTGTTGCACCAACAACCACACCATCTAAAACATTTAGTTCAGCCATATAACCATCATATGTACTTGTACCAGTTGAATTACCACCTATTGTAGCATTAGTTGTTCCATTAAAATACATATCAGTATTTGTAGATAAATAACTACCAGAAGAAATTGCTTCTCGTTTACCATTAATATAAAAATGTACTTTATCTGAGTTTGAAGATTGCGTCATATCTACTGTTAGAGCAACGTGTAAAAAATTTGTATAATCTCTTAAATCTGCTGTTGCTACAACAATATAATCAGTACCACTTACTACTTGAGCATATCTTAGTTTATGTCTCCAAATATAAAATACTGATCTATTATTATTATCTGAGCCTTGACTAAATATATTATAAACATTTGCATAAACAGTATTTGATAATTTTAACCAAGCACTTATTGTAATTTTATCTTGATTACCTGCACTTGAAATACCAGTTCTTCTTAAATATGAATTACTTGCTCTATCAAAGCGTAAAGATTGACCTATAGTTTCTGGATAAAATCCAGCACTAGCACCAAACCATTTTTCATTTGAAACCATTAGCTGAAAGCCAACTGAGGTGTGCCAAGTAAAATAGAATTATCCGCTTTAATCATATAAGGAACTACATCATAAGCACTATTAGCACTTGATAAAGTTAAACCACTTCCACCAACAGTTTCATAATCTGTGCCTAAAGAAACTGTTCCAGCACTACCCGAACTTGGCTGAATAAATATCATTGCACCTGTTTGACCTACATTTGACGCTTCAGTTGTTGGGTTAGCTAAAGTATTTGCACCACTACCTAAAGTAAGGATAAAGTTTTGATTAGTATCAAAGTCTAAGGTTTTACTTGTAGATATTGTTGCAGTTTCAGTAGCAGTAACAGTTGCATTACCTAAAACAATTCTTCCAGTTCCATTAGGTGTTAAATTTATATCGCCATTACTTGTACTGACAATGCTGTTTCCATTAACATCAAGATTGCCACCTAATTGTGGTGAAGTATCACCAACTACGTCTGTTGATGAATCTGATACGTTTACTGTGTTAGCAGATGTGTTAAAAGTTGCGAAAGTAATATCATCTGTACCATCATAAAATTTCAAAATAGGGTTTGCTGAATCTGTTGTATCAAGCCACATCATGCCATGATTTATATAACTTGGTCTTGATGTTCCAGCATGATTCTGTGTAACGTGTTCTAAAATTAAATTTAAATCACTTCTAAATGATGGAAATGATTGATTAGCAACTTGAAGGTCACTAGGTCTTGATGAAGTTGGATAAGCCATAATTATTTATACTCCTTTTAAAAGCCTTTTGCAATAAAATCGAAAGTTTTGGAAACACCAGTATTTGAACTATTAAAAAATGCAACGTCAAAACCATTAATAGATTTATTTGATACTGTGAAATAATCACCAGTTGCCATTCCTTGACCAGTAACACCTACAGCATAATTTGAACTTTTAAATGGATTTGTAAATGTTATTGACTTTGTGCCTGTACCCGAAACTATATCGTTTCCACTAAATATTCTATCAATCATGTCTATTGTCACAGTTACTTCCGAAACGACAGGTGTACTTGCATTATCTCTTGAAATTAACACAACCCTAAATTTAAAATATCTTGCTTCATATTCACCAATAACAAAACCTCTAAAATCTGTATATGTACTGTTATCATCACTTGTTGCTATTTCTAAATGTGCATTACAATTAGCGGGTGTGTCTCCATCAAAATTTGAACTTGCATCATCAAAATTTCCACTTCTATTATCAAATAAATCATCGGGGTTATCTGATGTTTGGGTTAAGGAAGCTGTTATTCTTGCTGTATGTTTTGCCCCAATATCAATTACGTTCGCAAATTCATAATTACCCGATGAAACAAAATCGGAACTTGAAGCACCACTATCAAAAAATCTAGTTGTATCGGCATCAAATAGACCACTTGCACTATCAAATAATTCTGATGAATCTAATTCTAAAGAACCATCTAATAAAACAACATCTGTTTTTGTTCCGCTAAATGTAGGGTGTTCTGATTGTGTGGTTATTTGATTAAAATTTAATGTGCTAGTTACATTTGATATGATTGCTGTTGCATTTGAACTAAAATTTCCAAGTTTATCAACTGCTTTTATAAGATAAGTTCCTTGTCTTGCGGGAACTGTTACTGATGTGGCTGGTCTTGAAACCTTTTCTACTAAAGCAACAGAATTTTGCCAATCTGCCGTACCATCTGTTTCTTCTGAAAATCTAATATTGTAAAAAGCTAAATCTAAATCGCCTACAGCTTCCCATGATAAATGTACTTCTTGACCACTTACATTAGCTGAAAAATCTGTAACATCTGAAGGCGGGGCTATTGCACCAACTATCGTTCTTTGTGCAGAAACATATGTTGAAGAAACTCCAATCGTGTTTACAGCCTTAACCCTTACATCATAAGTTTGCTGGTCAATCACATTTAAAACCCGATGATTTAAACCCGAACCTTGTGCATAAATAATAAAATTACTATCGGAACTAAGTTTATATTCCACTTGGTAGAAATCTATAAAATTATCTGTACTTGCACCGATTGCTATATCTAAAGCAACAATAACAGTTCCGTCATTATACTCGATTAACTGGTCTGATAATGTTACACTTGCTGGGGGCTGAACTGTAAAAACATTTGGCAATGTTGTAGATGGAATTGTTGGAACTTCTTGCTGTGTTCCAAAAGTATAAAAACTGTCTTGATGTTCTGAACATTGTAAACTAACAGTATGGTCGGGATTTATAGAAAGACCTTGCACCCTAAATGCTTTTGCTGAAAATGCTGGTGTTGCATGAGTAATATTTACCAAATCACCAATTGCCAAATCAAGGGCGGTAGCGTCTGCTGTGAGGGATATATCTAAACTTGACCTAGACCGCCTTAAAATGATTTCTGCCATCTCTTGGGCTTGATATGGGCTTGTAAACATAGAAAAATCAAACCTACCTTCTAAAAGTAACCCGCCATCTGCTGTTTTCATAGTAGCGTGTTGGTCTGCACTTGCCAAACCAGTTTCATCTACTGGTGGAAATTGTGCTGTGTCTGATTGATAATTTTTATCGGGATTAATAAAACTTACAATAACCCTATTATATCTTGAATTTTTATTTTTACTTTGTACCGATATACCTCCAATAATATTATCTTCTGTTAATGTGATTGAAGCTGAACCTGTTGTTTCTACTAAAATATTATATTTACCCGCAGAAAAATTTAAGTAAGACCTTGAACCTCTAATAAAATCTCTAACATTATCAATAGCTTTTTTTGAAGTGTCTACAACTGTATGGCTATCCATCAAATCAATCTGACTTGCCCCACTATAAGGGGTTATATTGGTATCACAAACATCTCCCGCAACTTGCCAATCTGCAAAATTTGTATCAAAATAGCTGTTTGCTATTCCCATACCAAATCTATCGTTTCGCAAGTAATCTAATAATTGATATCTTGGATTGTCTGAATATTCCCATGTTGTGCTTGTGTCGGCTCTATGGCTTCCGCTTCCGCCTGTTACTGTGCTATCAAGATTTGGATTATAAACCTTTTTACCTTGCACTATAGCTTGAACAGTTGGTAATGAACCAAACTTATCTTGATTCCATTCAAATCTTAATGCTAAATATGCCAAACCTCTTAATCTATGGTTGCTTGTCCATGAAGATAAAGTTGATAATAATATTGAAGCTGTTTGACTATCTGTTCCAAAATGTGCTTCTACAGTTATTAAACTGCTTCCCGAATAAAAATTAGCATCACTACTTGCTACAGTTCTTTGTGTTCCATCGGTTAATGCACCACTTAAAGTAACTGTATTATCATTTATTATTAATGATGAAACAGCATTTATTTCGCCTTCACTTAATACTAACGCCATGTAAAGATATTGATTATCTGTTCCCGATGTTTCTAAAAAAACAATATTACCACCGACTTTTCTTGTTCCGTAAATAATAGGGATATGTGCATTTGCATTTATTTTATTGACTAAAACACCCCTTGCATTTTGTTCTTGTAAATTTTCCCCAAAATCGGGAATATCGGGCATAGGAACAAGCCAACCAATAACATCTTCAACAACATCTACAACTACATCTACGACATCTTCTATTACATCAACTATAGCTTCAAATGGATTACACATTAATTATATCTCCAATTTGAACCTAAGTTTTTAAAACCTAATTTATTAAATACTGGGTCAATATTTAAACCGCTTGTTACAGGTAAATACATCGGCAAATTATCAGAAACTTTTTTTATAGATTCAAATAAAGCTGTGACTAATTTAAAATTTCTGTAATTCTTTTTAATGTAAATTGTATGTATATGAATACATTCACTTTTACTAAACCAATATTCTGTTTTATTGAAAATTGCACAACCTAAAATATCATCTAAATCTAAATCTTTTAGAAGAATTACTTTTCCCTTTACCAACATAACATTTATAAAATTTTCTAATTTTTTATCATCAACTTCGGGATAATCTAAATTTTGTAAATCTTCATCTTTAAATGTTTTAAGTAAATCGCAAACAATTTGAATATCTTTTTTTTCTGCATTGTATAAATGTATACTCATAATCTGCCCCACTTAATATCACGAACAGTTAATGCAGAAAATTCCATACCTTTATCACCGCTGAAAAATCTTTGTTGTGAATTATCAGTTGTTGTTCTTCCATTTGTTTTTGAAAAGTTTCCCCAATGTGATGTTGCTGTAAGATTTAATGTTGCTTTTTGTGTGTTATCACTAATTTTAAAACTATCTATTGTGCCATAAAATAATAAAAAAGGGTCTGCTATTAGAGAAAAATTTGTATCAAAAAACCCTCTATACACATAAACATTATCATTTATAATATTTTCATTTAATGCACCAGCTATATAAGTTTGGTCAACACCCGATAAACTTACAATCAAAGAATTTTTTGTTGGATTGTTTGTTTCGCTTACAGTTGTAATATTTCTCAAATGTCCATTTGCTGAATATGTTCTTGACGAACCCGAAATACTAGAGACAACATCAAAACTAGCATTTGTTAAATATACTGGTGTAGAAAAACCAAGTTCAATTAACAAAACAGGGTCAATATTCCCCGTTGCTAATTCTGTTTTTACTGCACTTGATAGACCTCTAGCCACTATAAACTTTCTCGAACATCGAATTCATAAGAAAAAAGTAAATTACCATTTTTATCATTTGAACTTGTGCTAAATTCTTGAACATCACTTGTAAGATAAACTTTAAATGGAACACTATCATAAGTTACCGAACTATTATCTGCTAATGCTTCCCTCAATGGTGGTTCTATTGTTACTGTTGCAGAATTGCTTGATGAAGTTACATCTTGAACAACCATATAAACTTTATCATGTGCAAATTTAATAAAATCACCAGCTTTCAATCTTCCAGCACCATCACCAGCAAAACCATCTATGGCTATTGTTGTATCTGCAACAGCATGACTTCCATTGACAAGTAATGTGCCAGTTTCATTTCCTAAAGCATTGAAATAACTAGGAAAAGTAACTGTAAAATCTTCTTTTCTTGACCTTTGTGCCATAATAAAAGCCTGTATTGGGGCAAAATCTGCCCGTGTCATCGGCTGATATTGTATTGTAAAACTAAAATGCTGACCTTGAACTTGCCTTCTAAAAGTCTTGCCACTATCTGTTTCACTAAACAAAGTTTTTTGATTACTTTTTAGATTTATCGCCATAAAATCTGTGTTTGGTAACGCCCCGCTCATACTATCGCCATTTTACCTTTTTCATTTACTGCACTATTAATTAAATTTACAATCGTACCTCTACTGTTTACCAATAATTCATTAAAACCTCTAGCATCAACAGTATTTATGTTAAAATTTACTGTAACGGGCTGACTTACTGAATTTAACTTACTGTTTGGTATAACTGTACTTGGGGCATCGGGAACAACCATTTCTGCACCAGCTTCACCTACCATATAAGGTTCACCCTTGTTCATTCTACCGCCAAGCCTTCTTCCTTGATATTTTGTTTTAGCAATCGTGGCTATTTGAACCGCACCTAAAGCACCTATTGCTATGGCTAATGGTATATTCGGCAATGCTTTTGCAACACCTCTAGCGGTTGACATAATCGCTTCTGCCATATTAAAAGCTTTGTTTAATTTAAATGCTTTTTCATTATGTCTTGCCATTTCGGCTAATGCTTCCCTTCCAACCTTTACTGCTAAATCAGTTTTTTGTTCACCTGTTAATTTTTCAACATTTATTTCACCAGCCCTACCAGCTTTTAATAATTGCATAGTTTGTGACATGACTTGTTTTTGAATTTCTAATTCTTTTCGTGCTGTATCGTGTGCAAGTTGTATTTTTTTATCTGCTCTTATTCTATCAAGTTCAGCTTGTAATTCATCATTCTCCATTATTGATTTAATTTTGTCATTATGAAGTTGTGTCATAATATCCATTTCAAGTTTTGCCATTTGTTTTATAGCATCTAATTTTTCTTCATCTATTAATGCTTGTGGTTTAACACTTGGTAAACTGGCATCAATTCCAAAAGCTGTTCCATCTGTGGGTTTTGGTTGTGCATTTTTTACTGCTTCAAGTGCTTTTGCTTCCCTCATTATTGCATCAACATAATTTTTAGATTGAGCAATTATTTTATCTTTTTGCTCTTTTTGTAGAGCAAGGGCTTCTTCAGCTTCTTTGATTTTTTTTATCTCTAATTCAATAAATTTTATATGATTTTTTAAACTTTGAGTATTTACACCATTTGTTTTTGCTAATATTTCTTCAAGTCGCTTTTTTTCTTTCAATAAATCATTTAATTTTTTCGTTGGCTTTTCTCCTTTTGCCATTGCATCGTTCATAAACAAAATGGCTGTAGTGATACCAACAAAAGCACCAATAATTGAAGTTCTTGAAACTCTATTAAATGCTAATAAAGCACCTTTTGCTGTTGTTATTGCTGTTGCTAAACTTATAAAAGCGGTTGCAATTTTACCAACTACAATCGCTATACCAAGTGCTTTTAACAATTCAAAGTTATCTTTTATAAATCGAACTGCTTCACCAGCTTTTATAACTGCTGTAGATAAACCCTCACCAATAGATTTTGCAATATCATCAATAGTTTTTTGATTATCTTCAAGGGCTTTATCTAATGCACCAAATTCCCTTTTTAATCCTACAAAAAACGCTTCGGCTACAGCTTTTTGAAAGTTAAAAAACTTATCGCCTATCATCGAAAGTGTCCCCTCTAATGTTTCAGCTAAATCTTTTGTTGCATTTGCAAATCTACCATTTGCACCAAAAACCCTTCTAAATGCTTCGGCTGTTTCTTCTGCTGTAACTGTTGCACCAGCTTTAAATCCAAGTAAATCCCTAACACCTCTTTCACGAAAAATATCTGCACTTGCTACACCAGCAGAAAAAGACCTTTGAATTTGTTCTGCTGTAGTTCTAAAATCCAAACCAGTAACAGAAGCAACCCTTCCAGTAATCTGAAGCATTTCTTGTAATTCTTCGGCATTTTTACTTACGACTGCTAAATTACCCGCACCCTGTTGAATTTGTTGTAAACTAAAAGGCACTTTAGAAGCAAACTTTGCCATGACATCAAAAGCCTTCGCACCTTCATCGACACTTCCAAATAAAAATTTTAATCTGATTTGTAAAGATTCAACTTGTTTACCAACATCAATAAAAGATTTAATTGCAACCCCAGCACCCAAGCCGATTAGTGCATTTCGCAAATTAAATACTGCATTTTTCATTTTGTCGACATTCGTTGTCGCACTTTGCATAGCTTGTCGGGTTTTATCCTTCGCTATGATGTCAATATTTACTTGTTTACTTGCCATTTATCTTCTTGCCTGTGCCAATCTCATTTCCCGTTCTCTTTCTTCGTTTTGAATTTCATAATATGCTATCCACATATAAAATTCACTTACTGGCATTTGCAAGATTTCGGAAACTGTTTTATGTAATCTTTCGGCTAAACTAAAAATATTGTGAAGTTCATTATCGTTCTTCAGTTTTTTTTATAGTCATCAACATCGGTGTTTCCTGTTCCCATTATTTTTGTAGCAACTTCTGCAATAATGTTTGTGTCTGCTTTTTTCTTAAAACTTAAAGCATCACTAGCATTAAACATTAATTCACCATCTTTTGTTAAAGCCTTTGTAATAATTACATCAATCAAAACTAATAAATCAGTATTAGTAGCACCTTTGAACAGTTTTTGCTTTTCCATCATGTTAAAAGGTTTGGTATGGATAGCCATATCACCTACCAACCCCCATTCGGGTACTTCTATAACTTGTGTTTCTAGGCTATTAAAATGGTCACGAACACCACTAAAATAATCAATCTTGTTATCTGCCATGTTTAACTCTTAAATTAAACTGTGCCGATTGTAAGACCGCCTGTGCCTTGAATATTAACAGTTCTAGTTATTACACCATCTAAGGGAACACCAACTGACATTCCAGTTACGATACCCGAACCACTAAATTTTCTATCGCCACTTGCATTGCCTTCGGGCAAAAATGCAAATGTTAATTCAGCACCCTGTACCATTGTTGTCTGACCAGTATCGGTTTCATCAAAATTCATTTCAATCGTGGCGGTAAATGTACCCCTTCCGACTAAAAAAGATTTCATTGAACTCCCTAATGCTGTATCTTCAACAACATCGTGTGTAGTATCAACTGTAAATCCAGTTGCATTGCCAAGTGTCGTTCCACCAATAGTAACAACACCTTCTTTTCCGTGATGTGTAGCCATGCTTTACTCCTTTTCTTCTTCTTTTGGTTTTAACATTTTTTCGGATTTCTTTGAAGTATTATTTTGTTCTTTGTACCCAAGATTTTTAAAATGTTCTATATGGTCTTCTGAACAACGAATAATCATATCATCTTTTGACATTGTGATTTGTTTTGCCATTATGCACTCCCTCTTGTAAATTCATATATTACTCTAACAGTTATTCTTACCCCGCCATAGGGATAAATTGTTCCTTCGTCTGTTGTTGCTTCAATAATCTGTGTATCAATAGCGTTTCCGTTTCTTGTTACATCATTATCAAGTGTTTCTTCGATAACTTCAATAATTTGGTTTCTAACTGTATCAATGTTGCTTGTTGTGCCTTTACCAAAAGCAACAATTAAGAAATCTAAAGTTCCCCTGTAAGTTCCAGCACCTGTATCACCTATGCTTGATACTTCCCTTGTTTCGTCACCCGATTGCACAAATAATGCTGGGAATTGTGCATCACTTAATTCTTCAACTTCAAAAGGTTCTCTTGTAATTTTTTTAAACTCGATAGGGCTTGTAACTGCATCAAGTTTTGTAATTATATCACCAGCTATGTTTTCTCTTTTGCTCATAATCTCATTTCTTTAAAATAAAACTTTGAAAATTCAGCTTTTAATTTAATTTCTTCTTTATCTCCAATAGAAAAAAATGGTCGTGTAATTTTTCTTCTACCAACACCAAAAGTATCGTGATAAGAAGCTATTTTTGCTCTCTCCATATTTGAAAAAAACAATGTGCTTTTAAATCCTGTTGTTCTAAAATCTAAACTGCGAAACATTTTGCCCGTGTCTGTAAGGTCAACAAAACCTGTTTGTCTACCCCGTTTTTTTCTGCTTCTGACAGTACCTTTTGCATATGACCGCATTTGACCACCATCGGGTAATTTTCCAGCCTGTGTACGCTTTGTAATCATCATTACAGCCATGTTTGAAACTCTATTAAGTGATTTATTAATAACAGCCCTTTGTTTTCTACCAATTCTTTTTAAAAGGTTCGTTACCTCTATTGTGTTCACTTTGGCTTGTGCTTGTATCATCTAACTAATCTTAAATGATGAATTGGTTCTTTTTCACTATCACTTACAGTTCCACCACCATCTTCATCGTATTCGACACCATCTCGCAGAATAGCATTAAATTCTTCATCATATCTATCCCGATAAAAGTCAATCTGAACTTGAAATGTGTCTTTTCCCTCGCCTGTGTCGGGGTCACGCCATTTCGTTAGTTGAGGATAAACATATTTCCATAATGCCAAATAAACAACTGCCAATTCAAATTGTGCTGGTGTAAGTTTACTATTTTCCATTTCAACAGATGTTACTTTAGTAATATCCTTGTAACGAACTGTGTGCCTGTATCTTTCCCACCATTCTTCCCTAATTCGTCTTATAACATCATTTTCAGCAAATTGTATTTGGTCAACAAAAGTTGTAATCCCAAATTCTAAAATATCGGGCTGTATCTTTTGCAGATGTGTATTTTGCACACTAAAAACTGTTGAGGACATTACTTATCCTTTTTAGCTGGTTTTGGGGTTGGTTTTTCCTCGATAATAGTTTGGTCTTTTGGCGGGGCTTTTGGTTTGCCTTCGTCTAGCTTCCAACCCCTTCTTGTCCATATATCAATATTGTTTTCGTAATCTACTTTAGGTCTTTCGATAACTCTATCGTCTTTTGTAAGTTTTACCTTATCCATAATCTATCCCTTAATGAAAAGGGGTGGAAAAACCACCCCATAAGTTTTAACTTGCAACTGAGTCTGCTGTTAATTTAACACCATATGTATCGTGTAATTCACCGACACCATAAACCGCTGTTGCAACGATTTCGTCTGCTCTTAATGAAGCATCTCTTTGACTTTCAATCTTTAGGTCTTGCATCATTGCCAAAGCTAAAGCATCTTGGGAAAATACTCCACCAATACTATCGTCTGAACCATCAACAGAAATATTACTTGATTCAAAAATTTGAATACCAGCAATCTGACCAACTAAACCATTTCTCATAGCTTCGTTTGATAATTCTGTATTTAAACCAGCAAATGTATTTGTTAAAGATTTCTTAACATTAAAAATCTGCTTCGGGTGAAATACACCATAGTAAGGGGCTGGGGCATTATTTGTTCTAAGTTCTGCACTTGCTTCAAATAAGTCTTGAACAGTAAGTTCTTGACCAGCACCACCCGCTTTTTCTGTAGAAAAGCCACTAAATAATGCTGATAAATCACCATCTATCTTTTTCGCAATAGCTTCGCCAAATAATCTTCCAATATCTCCAGCTACATTTCTTGAAGCTGAATTTCTTGCAAGGTCTGTTAATGTTGTCATAATACCAACCTCTGAAGCTGTTATAGTAACTGATGTTGGATTTACTGCTGTATTACTTAAATCAGTAGCTTCATTAACTGCTGACGCTGATACTGCTGAATATATTGGAACTTCAACTGATTTACCACCACCCGCAATAGTGTAGTTTCTAACAAGGTTTCTCATAATTGATTGCTCATTAGCAATGAACAATGCTTCTGCAACTATCTCGGTATACAACTCCGAAATGGTTGAACTGGTTGTTTCATTAGCCATATATTACTCCTTAAAAAAAATAGCTATATTATTTGTTCATATTAATAACTCTAGGCTTAGAATCTCTTTCCGCTTTATATTTGCGATACATATCTCTATGCTCTTTGTTACTAAAATCTAAATCCTCAAGTTTAAAAGACGATTTGAGTTCTTGTCTGTCCACATTTGACCTTGTGCCACTACCGCTAGGGGTTGCAGATACAAAGTGCGGGTTCTGTGTCAAAAACTCTTGAACCAGTTCATCAGTTGTAAAGAGTTCCCCATTATTGTTATATCTTGGTAAACCTTTTGAATCAAGTATTTCAACATTTCCACTTTCATTTAATTTGATTTGGTTTTGTAAAAGTGAAACCACTTGGTCGGGGTTTATTGCTCTGCCTTTTGAAGCAGACGATAACAATGCTTTATTAATCTTTATATCTCTTAATTGGTTTTGTAATTCTTCTTTTTCCCTGTTAAACTCTTGAGTTTTGTTTTTTATGATTTCTTCAAACTCGCCTTTTTGAATTTTTTGTTTTTCTTCGGCTTCTTTTTGTTGCTTAACAGCTAACACAGCTTCTTCAAAATCTTTTACACCTAACCTTTTATTCAAGGCACTTCTATCTCTAGCCATTCTGTTCGTGACAATCTCTTGCATTTCTGCTTCTGTAAACATTCTTTCTTTTGGCTTTTCTTCAGTAACTTCGGGCTGTGTAACCTGTTCCTGTTCTTCTGTTTGTTCTACTTTATTTTCTTCTGACATTTATGTCCTCCATTTTACTATTTATATCAAATTTATTGAATTTTTTCAAATCTTTACATCTTCTTTCGGTGTTATTTCAATTTGTGATATTATTTCTTCGATATCATTGATGATTGTATTCTCTTTCAAACTTAAATCCACATACAATTCTCTAATTTGTGCAATATCTTCTTTAGAAAGATTTTCGCCTTTTTCTTGTAAAATTTCTATTATTTTTTCAAGGGATTTTGTCATCTTTTATTTCCTGTAGTAATTTCAAAAATTCGGGGGCTACTAAATCTTCTTTGCCCCTATAATAAAGTGAAAAGTTTTCAACAAACCATTCTTTAGTATTAGTTGTTCCATAACCCGATGGGCTGTGTTCTTTAATGTTTTTAACTTTATTTAGTCTTTTTTCTAATGGTCTTTCAACTTGTGTCCATTCGGGTTCAAGCCCACTAGCGGGGCTTACCCTAATATCTTTAATTTTGTATTGCTGATGAACATGATGTCCTATTTCATGGTAAAATGTGGCTCTAAACTGGTCTAAATTATTATCTTCAAATGCTTTAGCTGAAAAAGGTCTATCTTTTAAATTATCACCTCTTTTCCAATTAGATTTTTCGGTATGTAGTGATGTAGTTGATAATTTATTAAGTTCATTATATTTGTCTTTAACTTTAGTTTTCTTTTTCAATAATTGTTGTACTGCTCTTAGTTGAACTAAAGTTATGCCTGTGCTTCTTCTAAATTCATAATAGGTTTCAGCCCCAACTTCTTTATAAATTTTTTCTAATTGCTTTACTAAAACTACTTCTTCATCTAAAAGTTTATCTAGTTGTTGTTCAATTTTTTTGCTTCTAGCTTCCCTTACAGATTTGCTTCCAATATTTTTAGAAGTTCTTTTTGCAAATTGAACTTGTATACCCATTGTTCCATCGCCCATATTAGCTAAAAAAGAACGCTCATTTTTTGAACCTCTAATTCCTCTTATCATAGGCACATTAAATTTTTTACATAATTGTTCTGCTTCGGGCATCAAAGCCAATATCATAGATAAACTATCGTCATCTAATTTTGAACCCGCTATAGTTCCAAAGTCTGAAACTTTTTGTCTTGAATAATGAACTTTATTTTTATTTAAATACCTATCATCTTTACTAGCATCATTAAATATTTTATTTAGTCTTTTTGTAGCTTCATTTGCAGAAACTATTTTAATTGTTTGTTCTGTAACACCTTCACGATTGATAGGTTGAAATATGTCTGTTTCGTCAACAACTGGCGGGGGTGTTGTCGGTTGTACTGGTGTTTCTTCGGGTACTTCATCTGCTTCTTCGCCCCATGCTGGGTCTGTTGGTAGCCAAGTATGTCTGCATCTATAACCACCCCTTACAATAAAAGGGTCACCAGTTGATTTACCTTGCCAAGACCTTCTGTTCCACATTTCTCGTATTTGTTCTTCTGTGAGTGTCCTGTTAAGCATACCAACACAAAATTCTCTACTATCTCGAACTAAAGTGCCTGTGTAGGTAAAATGAGTAAGCCCAGCTTCTTTTGCTTTTGCAACTGTGAATTGTCCGTGAAACTGCATTACAGAATCATGGGCTATCTGACTTGCATACCTTCTTAAATTGTTTCCAGCCCTATCACTTGCATATTGTGTGTGTAACTTTCTGACCGCTTCTTCTACCTGTGCTTTCTTTGCATTATCAAATTTGTTTTCATTTATAAAATCTACCAGTTCATTTATTTCTGCACTATTTGACGATTTATAAACCCCATTAATATGTGACCTAATATTGCTGACCATATCTTCAAAAGGTCTACCAGCTATTGTACTTTGATAAACTTCATCATTAATTACTTTGAGAAATCTTTCTGCAATGTCCTCAAATCCGCTAAATGATTGATATTTAAGGGCATTTATAGTTCTAAGGTCAACTTCTGTAAGGCTTTTGAATTTACTTGGGATTGGCATTTCACCAAATCTATCTAAAACTTCTTTTGCTATTTTGTTGTATTCTCGATTTATAATTGTGTCTGCTTCATCTAAAAAACTTTCATCAATTAGTTTTTTTATAGCTGGTCGTAATTGAATAGCTAATCTTTGTGAAACCAGTTGCCCTTTTGTTGCTCTTGTAACTTCTTTGACAACATCTTCTTCAAGTTTATATAAAACATTGATTATTCTTTCTTCATGCTGGTCTGCTAGTTTTTCTAAAATTTTTGACATGAATTATAATGTGGAACTTTTTTTCCATGCCCTTATAGACCAAAATGCGGGGGATAAAGACTTTTGACCTTTAACCTTTTTTAAAACTCCGCCCATTCTAGCCAAAAAAGATTTCTGCCTTGCTGGTATATTCTTTTTAATCGACATACCCCTTGCACCATAAGTAACTTTCTTAATCTTGCCTGTTGCCTTATTTCTGACATAAACACCAAACTTTTTATTTTTAGATTCATCTGCTGACAATCTAAAAGGTTTATTTAGTTTGACTTCCTTGCCCCGATACTTCGCCATTTTTTAACCTATCGTTAATAATTGTTTTACAGATTGGACATTTCCAAACCTTTTTAATCACTTCCTTCAAAGCAACCTTGCACCTAATACAAAGTTTAACCAAACTTATTTCTTTTTCCTTTTGGTAGCAGAACGAATAATCTCTTTATCAAATGTTGCCCTTCTACCCAGTTTAATTAGTTTGTTTACCCTTGCCATAGCCCAAGCCGACATAGGAATTCTAGGTCTGCTTCCAGCACTTAAAAAAGCACCTTGCCCTTTTCTATAACTTCTTTTTAAATCGGTTAAATTAAATAATTTAGATTTTTTTGCTTTTGCCTTTAATGTTGCAACTACTTTTGCTGATAAAGGTTTTCTTCTTACTGCCATTATGACCTGTTCCTTCGCTGTAATAAGGCTCTAGGTATTCTTAAACCAGCACGATATAAAGCACTCACCTGTTTAATTAAACTAGCCCTAGCCCTTCGTTTTGCACCCTTTAAACCAGCAAGATATTTTTTAGGTATCTTGGTTTCTTTATCTTTGGGTACTCGTCTAACTTTCCGCTTCTTCTTCGCCAACTGTTTGACCTTCCACTTCTGTTGTTTGAAACTGCCCTCTTACTGCTCTTGTTGCATCAATTTCATCGTTAATAGTTCTGATTGTTTCACTATCATCAATAACCGCTTCTGCAATTTGCTTATCAAGTTCTTTATTAAATGTTTCTGATTTAATCCCACTAGCTTTAGCCATTTGTAAATATTGTAAATCATTAGCCCAATCACGAATGTCAAATGTATCGGGGTAATTAACTTGACCATTCCATTGTTTATCTTGCCATGTAGCAAATAATGACCATATCTGCATTTCTGCATTTTCTAAATAATCTGCTTTTTCTGACAATCGTGCATTTAAAAGCTGAAATTCTGTTTGTAATGCTATCCCACTTGCAATCTGTTGCCCTGTAGCCCTAACGCTTCCCATGTGTGTAATGCGGTCTATGGCATCAACTTTCATTTGTATACATTTCATTATCCCGTCTAGGTTTTGACCGCTAGGCTGGATAATATAGGGCTTTAAACTAGCTTCTAAATCTTCGGGTATTTCAATAATTGACCCAGCACCAGCACTTGCTTCGACATTTGGTGTTTTAACTAAACTTGGGTGATTTGATAATCTTATTAGCTGTTCTTTCTCGGAATAATCATTATAGATGGATTGCTGTAAATAAGCGACATCTGCTAAATCACTTATCCCGATAGGTCTTTTATGTCCTCTGAGGTTATAGACATTTACTGCTGGAATTCTGCCTATCGGGTTTGCAATTTCTTCAATAAGTGTTGCACTACCTTCTTCATACTCTTTTTCGTATTCTTCAACTTCGTATGTACTTATTAATTCTTCTGTAAATACTTTTACGATTGCCCGTTCTGCATTTATATCTTCAATGACAACCAAATAATCTAAATAAAACCTACCGCTTGAAGCCCTTGCATAATTCCAATCGACAACATTTTCGGGGGTAAGAATAGATATATATGGTCGAATATCCTGTGCTAATTCTTCTGCTCTAGTCTTTGTAACAGTTTGTGGCTTATCGACAATAACCCAACAATTACCATAAATACTAGCGTTCATTTGAACTTCCCGCATAACAGTATTAAAGTTTCTTCCGTCTAAATCTGCATCATCTAAAAAAGACAATAATGATTCATCACCATCTAAATCGCCATAATCTCTTGAT